GCTTCGAGGACCCGATACCGCGCATCAGCAGCCACGCCGAGGGCATCCAGGCCGTCCGCTCGTTCCTGCCGTTCTGCTGGTTCGCCGAGACCACTTTGGACGACGGCGCGCCGGACGATGCTGCAAGCACCGGCGTGGACCGGCTTATCGACTGCCTCGACAACTACCGCAAGGAGTGGGACGCCAAGCTGGGCTGCCACAAGGACTACCCGCGACATGACTGGGCCAGCCACGGTGCCAAGGCCTTCGAGACGATGGCGCGCTGTGGCGCGTTCGAGCTGGTCGGCATCGCCGGCACACCGCTGCCGAGCAGCAGCATCCCAACCACACACCAGGGCCAGGGCAACTGGAGCGCATACACATGAGCCAGATTTACGTCGACGCCAACCAGGTCGCCGCCTTCATCGCTACCAAGGTCTCCGGCTTCGCCGTGCCCTCGGCGCGCCTACGTGCCGACGTCGGCGCTGTGCAGATCGACAAGGTGCTGGTGCGAGAGCCCAACGGCCAGGAGCCGGCCGTGCGCCTGTCCTTCGATATGCCGGAGGCCTTCGGCGTGGAGCTGCTGGTGAAGCTGCGCGAGTTCGCTGCCAGCCCGGCCGGCTACATGACCGACCTGTTCGACAACCTGCAGGGCATCCGTCACGCGGCATGGATGCGCCGCCAGGGCCGCCAGGCCGAAGTCGCCGCCGTCTACGAGGCCATGCAGCATGCGTGATATGGGACTGCTGGGCTTCACCCCGGCCAGCACGCTGATTGCCCAGGAGCAGGCGCGCCAGGATGCACAGCGTCAGCGCGCGGCCCTCGAAAGCTCGCTGGCCAGCCACATTCGACGCTGCTTCGAGGCGGCCAAGACCGCGAAGCAGGAGATCGAGCGCCGCCTGATCGACTGCGCGCAGCGGCAGAAGGGCATCTACCCGGCCGACAAGCTGGCGGCAATTCGCGCCCAGGGCGGTAGCGAGCTGTATCCGAAACTCACCACCACCAAATGCCGAGCTGCAGCTGCGTGGATTCGAGACATCCTGATGCCGACCACCGGCCGCCCTTGGGGGCTGGACCCGACGCCGGTGTCCGATATCCCGCCGGAGGTGCTGCAGGCGTTCAAGCAAACGCTGATGGGGCGCCTGCAGCAGGACCCGCAGGCCGCCCAGTCGCTGACCCGCGAAACCCTGGAGCAGATGCTGCTGGAGGAGATCGACAAGCGCGCTCGCGCCGCTGCCGACGCCCACGAGGACCTGATCGCCGACCAGCTCGCCGAGGGTGGCTGGGACGAAGCGCTCGAGATGTTCATCGACGACTTCGCGACCTACCCGACAGCCATTCTCAAGGGGCCTTTTCTGCAGAACACGCCTGACCTGGCGTGGGGGCAGGGCTGGCAGCTGATCGAAACCGAGACCATCAAGTCGCACTTCAAGCGAGTCAGCCCCTACGACATTTACCCGTCGGCTGACTCCGCCGACGTCGACGATGGCGCTTACCTGATTGAGCGCGAGCGCTTCACGCTGCGCGGACTGAACAAGCTCCGCGGCGTGCCGGGATATTCCGATGAGGCAATCCGGCAGGTGCTGTTGGAGCACGGGCGCGGCGGCCTGCGGAACTGGCTGGCCGTAGATGGCCAGCGCGCGGCAATTGAGGACCGCAGCGGCGACTGGCTCAACAACCATGGCGAGACCATTGAGGGCCTGATCTACTGGGGCAGCGCCCAGGGCCTGATGTTGCTGCAGTGGGGAATGCCGGCCGAACAGGTGCCGGACCCGCTGGCCGAGTATGAGATCGATGCCATCCTGATCGGCCAGCACGTGATCCGCTGCGTGATCAATCGCAACCCGCTGGGGGCCAGGCCGTACAACATCGCCAGCTTTCAGGCGGTGCCGGGTTCGTTCTGGGGCATGGGTATCCCCGAGCTGATGAATGACGTACAGGATATGTGCTGCGCGGTCGCCCGGGCCCAAGCCAACAACATGGCGTTCTCGTCGGGGCCGCAGGTCGAGATCGACGAGACGCGCCTGATGCCAGGCGAGAACCCGAACGTCATGTTCCCGCTCAAGCGCTGGCGCACCAAGTCCACCGTCGGCCAGACCACGCCGTCGCCGGCCATTCGCTTCTTCCAGCCTGCCAGCATGGCGGGCGAGCTGATGGGCGTATACAGCGAGTGGGAGCGCCGCGCGGACGATGCCACCAACATCCCGCGCTACATCTACGGCAGCGAGAAGGTCGGCGGTGCCGGTAACACCGCCAGCGGCCTGTCGATGCTGATGGAGTCAGCCAACAAGGGCATTAAGGACGCGATCCGCCACATCGACCGCGGCCTGGTGCGTCGGGTCATCCATGCGCTCTGGCTGTTCAACATGCGCTACTCGAACAACCAGGCCATCAAGGGCGACTGCCGGGTGGTGGCGCGTGGCTCCAGCGCCATGCTGCAGCGTGAGCAGACGCAAATGCTGCGGCAGCAGTTCCTGCAGGGAACGGCCAACCCGATGGATATGCAGATCCTCGGCGTGGAGGGCAGGGCGAAGCTACTGCGCGCCGTGGCCGAGATTCTCGACATGCCAGGCCTTGTGCCCAGCGACGAGGAGATCACCTCCCGCATCGCCCAGGAGAACGCCCAGCAGGGCCAGCAGATGGAGCAGGCGGCTCAGCTGGAGCAGCAGCGTGTCGCCGCCGACGTCGACAACACCCAGGCCGAAGCCGAGAAGACCCGCGCGGAGACCAAGGAAATTCTGTTCGAGCTGGGCGCGCAGGCCGCGCTCCTAAAAGGACCAAGCAATGCAACTGACCGAGCAGCAAACCAAGGCGCTGGCGCGCTTGCAGTCGGACGCTACTCCGGACTGGCAGACATTCCTCCAGCTGATGCGAGATCGCAGGGAGTCGGCACGTTCGGACCTTGAGGTCGCCACTGGCGTTGAAGGCATCGCTCGGCTCCAGGGCCGGGCGCAGGCCTACGCCGAGCTGCTGCAGGACATCGAGCAGGCCCGCGAGAACGCCCTGCGCTTCGCCTGATCTATCAGCCCTCACAACAAAGCCCCTTGGATTCGTCCCGGGGGCTTTTTTGTGGGCGCGCTCCCGGCCCTGGCCATGGCTGGAGAACCCGCAACACCCCACGACCTGTGAACCCCGGCAAGTGCCGGCTCACCACCACGGAGAAACGCATGAACAGCAACACGCTACCCCGCAGCATCCAGGCCCAAGCCGAGGCCGCCGACGCCGCCATCGCCGCACTCACTCAGCCCGAGCAGCAAGGGAATCCCGCAGATGCGGCTCCCGTTGAGCCTGCCGCTGCTGATTCGGCGCAGCCCGCCGCAGCCCCGGCACCGCAAGAGCCTGCCCAGCAGCCGACTGAAACCCGGGATGCCACCTACTGGCAGCACCGCTTCAGCGTGTTGAAGGGCAAGTACGACGCGGAAGTGCCAACGCTCCAGCGCCAGGTCAATGAGCTGACACGCCAACTGCAGGAGGCCAAGCAGGCAGCACCTGCTGCAAGCGCTCCGCAGCGTGCGCAAGACGCCATTGCCGACCTGACCAAGGAAGAACTGGAGCAGTTCGGCCCCGACCTGATCGCCGTCATCCAGCGCATCGCCAGCAAGGCAGTAGCCCCGGCCGTCACGGCCGATGCCGCCGAGCTGGAGACCCTGCGCCAGGAAGTCGGCCAGTTCCGAGACGAGCGGCAGCAAGACGCCACCGCGCGCTTCTGGACCGACCTGGAGCAAGCAGTCCCGAACTTCCGGCAGATCAACAGCGACGAGCAGTTCCACGCCTGGCTCGGCGAGATCGACCAGTTCAGTGGAGTGCCGCGGCAGCAGTTGCTGATCAGCGCCCAGAAGGAACTGAGTGCACACCGCGTGGCAGCGCTCTTCAGGGCCTACACGCAAACCAATCCAGCCGCCGCCAAGCCGGCCGGTACCCAACCGCCCCAAATTCCCCCGGAACAGGTTCAGCCGGCAGCCAGCCGCGTTGGCTCCGAGGCCTTACCCGCCTCGCAGCAGCGCATCTGGAGTTCGTCCGACATCAGCCAGTTCTACAAGGACAAGGCCGCGGGCAAGTACTCGGAGGCGGACGCGGCGGCTCTCGAAGCCGACATCTTCGCCGCCCAAGCCCAGGGTCGCATCACTCAGTAACCGCGACCCAGTAACGCCGGGAGGCGTAACACAGGAGAAACACCATGGCCGGTCCTACCCGTGCTGCAGGTCACCCCAACGTAAGTTCCACCAGCTCCGCTGGC